TACGTTTTCCTAATTTTGTTCTCGCTATTTTTAATAGTATCATCATAATAGCAACATCATGTGCCGAAATATCTGTTTCTAAATATGTTGACCAAAGATTAGCTATATTTTGATGATTCTTTGATTTTTCTCCATACTCTTTTTCTCTATCTCCTGTAATTATTCTTGTAGCCTCTTCTAATAGTTCTTTCGTAATTTTCATAATTTAAATATCTCCGTTATTGGTATTAAGTATGCTTTTGATTTTTTATAATCTCCCACATTTTTAACTTTATCTTTATGTTTTTCAACTAATTTTTTTAATTTATCTGTTTTAAACCACAGAATACAATGGTCTTCTTTGCCATTTGCTAAAACATGAGCCCAATATGTAGCCTCTGTTTTTGCTATACCACTTGGTTTACCAAATGATTCAAATTCAACTGCTATGTTCCCAGTTTTAAACCACCAATCTCTTTCCGTTTTAACTTCAATAGTCCCTTCCTCAATCATTTTCTTTATTCGTTTTTCACGACCTTGGCCGTATTTTAAATCAATATCAAATTTTGTATTTTTCATTTAATGTTTTTTTCCAATGTTTATTTTTTTAAAAAGAGAATCTAAATCTGATGGTTCAAGATTCATACCACTTTCTTGTGCGCTTACCACCTTATCAACTACAGCCATTTGACCTAATGATATAAGCCTATCCATATCGTGTTGTAATACCTCTAATATTCCTTTCATTACATAAAAAACGGGATGTATATTTTTTGTTGATTCCGTTGTATCATACGCAATAACATCAAAACTACCTTCTTCATCATTGTTTGGTTTAAAAACCATATAAAATCTATCGGGTAGTAGACCTAATTCTTCTGAATTATCTCGAGACAAAATAGGAAATGTTTTTTTTATTTCAGCCATTCTTTAGGAACTTTCTTTTCACACCACATAATATTATGTTTTGTACACCATGCACCATACGTTGTTTTACTACCTTTGTAAATCTTATTCTTTGCATTAAGAAATAGTATACGAACATCTACTTTTTTATGTTGTTTTTTAATAAGTAAATGTTTTTTTCTATCAGCCTTATCAAATAATCCTTTGACCTCAATAAAAAATTTATACTTGGTAAGATAAAAGTCCGGCATATAAACCCTAGGGTCTGGTATATACTTGAATTTATGTTTTTCATATTCATAATGTATTCCTTCTTTTATTAACCATGATGCAAAACTTATTTCAGCTTTTGACCTAAACCTCACAGCAGTGTCTTTAATCTATATTTGCTTATAGTCGCTAAATGATTTTTAAATAAAAAGAAAGTCTCACGCGCATTTTTATCCAATTCATCCAATACCATTGTAGTATCATCTTCCGGGAAAACAATTAGTTTACCCTGCTTAATAGCCGTAATTAAACCAGTAAAACGAGAATCAACTTCATGCTTTCTACGTTTCATATTTTCATCACGCCAATACCCATATTTATCTTGGTTATCTCTATAAAAAATAACATGGCATTTTGGATTTTGTCTCATCCACCCTATGTTTTTTCTTTCATTATTTAAATCATCATAATAAATCCAAATAGCATTATCGTCATTTAATTCAACATCTGCTTGCCTTATATCTGCTAACCAAAGAACATTCATTTGCTTTTACCTCCTCGCATGTAATGTTTTTCTGGACGATAACTCCGCCGTTTTCGCCAAGCCCAATTATTAATTTTACCAGAAATACGTTCAATAAGTATTATTAATTTTTCAATCATATATCCTCTATATCTGCTGTTTTTAATTTACTATACCAAGTCATTGGACGAACCTTGGCTCTTGAAGTAACCTTTTGATGTAATTCTGCGTTAGGCCAACAATGTTTTTTATATCCACAAAACCCACACATAGATGGTAATACTTTATTACCTGTTTCTTTTATCATCCCCTTATCTTTTCCAATTCTAGCACGATATGTTTCTTTTACATCTTCAAAACCTTTTTTAAATGGTGTGTCTGTTGTAAGCTTTTTAATTTTTGCTGATACACGTTTAACAGATTCTTTTCTTTCATCTTCTTGACCAGTAGGAGCCTCACATACAGAAAATTCCCCTGTCACTTTGTTAACAGCAATCCACCCACCAAAATTAGAATTATCTGCCATCGAATACATTAACCCTTGGTCAATATATCCAAAAGCGTCATCTTGTTTTATTTTTTCGTATCCACCATATTCTCCAAATTTATTACTAAAACTAGCCGGACTTGCCGATTTAATATCCCAAATTTTATCATCTATTTTAATATCGTATGTACCTTCTAAATCTATATCCGCTATATTTAATTTTACACCTTGTTGTGTTTTTGATATATCAATACCTGCCCCACGTAAGATAGCAATAGCCATTGCTTCAATTAAATCCCCCAATAAAAATTTTACAATTGCATTATATTCTGTCTCGTATTCAACACCTTTTTTACCAAGCTGTTGTTGACATAATGGCTTTCCAACCTCTGACATTCGTAATCGCCATTGTCTTTTACCGCTATTAAATTGTTTCTCAATAGCTTTACCACAAGATTCTTTAAACTCCTCTATAACAGAAGAGGGAAGACTAGCTTCCCCCTTCGATGCGTCATACAAAAAATTTTCGACTAACGTCTTAATCATGCCGGCTGTGCCTCAATATCGATAGCTAGGGAGTGGTCGCCATCATTTGGTTTAAGTTTTACAGCCTCACGATGTTTTTCCATGACACTTTCATTTACCGCTTGAACAGTATCGGCAAATTCTTTTAACAATACTTTATCATCATTGGATATTGTATCTACACTAGTTTTTACTGTAGGTTCAACAATGAAAAAAGTATTACCTGTTGTTTTTTGTTTTTTCGTAGCCAATGATAATACTGTTCTTATCATTGGTTTCTTTTGCCTAGCTAAATTATTAATTACCTTTTGGAAAGGAATATAATTTACGCCTTTAGCATAAAATACACATGGATGATTTTCAATTGGTTCAAATGGTGAATCATCAGCGTATTTACCCTCTAAAATACTAGCAGTACCATAAATGACTTGATTACATTTAACTTGATTGCTAAGTATTTTTTTAGGGTCAGTGTCGTTAAGTTCAGCCAATTCATCTTTTGTTAGTTTGCCACATTTGTAGCCCCCTTGAACATCAGGGAATTGGTCACTTAAACTTGGTCTTTGGACAGAGCCCACAAATGTATCCTCTGCATTATCCCAATAACTATAACTAAACACACGCATAAACATTCTAAAATCAACTGTTTTTGCATATGCTGTTTTCTCCCCTACACGTAATGAAAACCAACCTCTCGGTAGTGGCTTATCATTATCGTCTTCAGCTTGATAATTTATTGATAGTCTTGATAATACAGAAGGTGAGTCTCCGCCAATGGCTATACCTTGACCTGTTAACTGCATTAGTTGTTCATCAGTAATAGAGTCAAAGTTTTCTGGAATGGCAATTGCCATGTTTTCATTATTAGTCATCGGTTTTATATACCTCCTCGGTTTCTAACCAGTTGTTTCCCATTTTCAATTCAATACCGATAGGCATATCATATTCAACACCATATCTTCTTATCGTTTCTTGCGGTAAGATTAACATAGCATCTTTTAATGTTTCTATCGCTGTATCCTCTTCATTGGGATATACGTCTAATACAATACTATCATGTACTGTGTTACAAATAATAGTTTTTAATTTGCGATTTGTCAACAATTTTTTTAAATAAATTAATGCAATCGGCAATAAATCTGCTGTTGCAAAACCCTGTACCGGATAGTTCTTAATAGCAGTAGCATTTGATACAGAACCACTAGGCATTCTCTCGGTATTTGGAAAATAATACATTCTCCCGGAAGGTAGAACAATGTGCCGTGTTTCTAATGCTTGATTAATTAAGTCTCTATGCCAACGCGTTACACCAGAATATTTTTCTTTAAATGCCCTATAGTATTGCATCTGTTTTGGTGTACCTAATACACCTCCGTATAGCGGTTTAAAAGTATCTGACTTAGCAACTTGACGTGATACACCAAGTATTTTTGCTGTAAAGCTATGTACATCTACTTTGTTTTTTACATCAGCATATATCTGTTCATCATCCGATAAAAATCCGGCAACACGAAATTCTAATTGAGAATAGTCACCTTCTAATATCTTACCCCCTTCCCAACGCGATACAATACACTTACGAACAGGAAACGTACCACCCCGTGGCATGTTTTGAAAGTTTGGATTGCGTGAACTAAGCCTTCCTGTTGATGTTACACACTGCATATACTGTGGATGAATAAAATTATTTTCATCTTTACTTCTTTGAATACCATCAACGAATGTCCTTAGATATGTTCTTATTGCAGAATAGCGAACATACTTTTCTAAAAATTCTCGTTGGCTTGGATTAATAGATGTAATAAATTCTTCTAATGTTGTTTTATCTGTTTTAAATCCTGTGGCTGATGTATCTACAGAGTTACGCGGTACTAAGCGTAAACCGGCACGCTCTTTTGTGTTAGTAAATAGCCGACCTTTTGCAGTACATGTTTTACAATTTCTTTTTACTTTACTGTATGTACCATCTTTTTTCTTATAATGATATTTACCTGTGCCTTCACAGTTGTGACACAGTTTTGACACAGTTTTAAACACAGGTCTAGCGAGGGCATTTACGGCATGATAGAAATCATTAATATCGTCATAATTTGTTTTTCGTTTTTTCTTCTTTGTATTGCCACGTAATTCATAACCAATATTAAATTCTTTAGCCCATTCCTTTTTGTCAACAACACTCATAGAAAAAAATAATACTGACCTATCATCTGGTGAGTCTAAATTAATTGGTGTATCGCCCATTAATTCACTAGTTTTTTTAGTCAAAAAAGCCTGTAAATCAGCCAATTCTTGGTTGTATTGTTCCCTAATATCGGAAAGTGCTTTGTCATCAATTTTAATTCCATTATATTCAATGTCAGCAAGAACTCTGGTAAGTTCCATACTTAATTGTAATGTCGGTACTAAATTTGCCATAAGTCCTCAAATTCTAAATTCATTTTATCCATTTGTTTTTTTGCTAATTGCCATGTAACTTCAATATCTTGTATACCATATTTTTCTACAATGGGCCATGGTATGTGCTCAAAAGAAACTTTTCTTTTCATGTATGGGTCAATTAATTCTGTAGCTTTTAAATCTACACTTCGTCTTTTACAACTATCTTCTAAACTAAAAGTTCTTTTTAGTCCTTTCGCTAATAAATATTCTACAACCATCGTATCATGTAGAATACCATTGAAAGTAAATCCACAACTTACTAGCCAATTGTAATCAAATTTTATGTTATGTCCAATAAGGACATCTGTTTTATCTAGTGCTTGTTGTAAAATTTGTTTGCCATTTTCTGTTGGTTCTTTTTCGGTATGATAAAAACACAAGTATTGGCAAGGCTCTTCCATAATTTTGTAACCTACAGAAACTAACATATCACCTTCAAATGGACTTGATACTGTTCCATTATCTTTTTCATGATATGTCGTCTCAACATCTAATGTTGTTATAATCATTCAAATACTCCCCTTTCAATATCAATTGATGAATAAATATTTCCGTGCCAACCATTTAATTTATTTTTACTTGTATGTAAAGTTCTAGCGTTATCCCCTTCTCCTCTACCAATACCTAAAATAATGTCGGCCTCGCCGGCCTTACCGGTACGTGAATTATCTAAGTGTTCATAACTAACTTCATGTAAGTTTTGCGCCTCGTAACTAGCTTGGGATACAGCCCACACTAAGCAATTATGTCGTTTTGCTATTTCTCTTGTTCGAACATAAACTTCTTTTAACTTTTCATCCGTACGATTAAATGAACCATTGATATGCACTTTATCTAATTGGTCAATAAACATTACATCTGGATTATATAATCTAGCATAATTATCAATCTCATCAATGTGTGTACCTACACTATCAAAAACAGTAAGATAATCTTTTATTTCCGCGTGGTATCGCGGTCTAAAATAATCTAATCTATTTGCTACTTCTTGTTTTGATACTTCAAAATGTGATTGTATTATTCTTGTTTTAATACGGACAGCCGGCTCTTCATTAGCCCAGTATGTTACTTTCTTTTTTTGTTGTATATACCCGGACGCTAAAAAGCTAGAAAATGTCGTCTTACCCATTTCTGGTCTAGCTAATAGAATACAAAAGTGTCCCCGGGATAAAGCAGTAATTCTAGTTTGTAATGACTCTAATCTAAAATTAAATTCTCCTTTATCAACGGAACCATCAAATAGCTCATCAATGTCAGCTTTTATTTCAAAATAACTATCAGCATCAATTAATTCTTGTTCATTTATTCTTTCTACCATATTTTTTAAACCAGTAATTGCTTCTGGTTTTTCATGGCCATTGAATATATCAACTGCTAATTCACCAACTTCTTTTGCTTTACTTCTAATCCAAAAGTTTTTTATGATGTCAATATTTAGTTCCGCATTGAGATTAGTTTCGGGTATAGTATCAATAACTTTACAGATATTATCATAACTTGATTTAGGTGTAGCCGGATAAAGGTCAGCATGCATAACCTTTAAATCATTATTTGTTAATAATTGTTCTGGATGTTTTTCATGTGTTCTTGAAATTAAAGTATATATGATATTTAGATTGCTATTAAATGCAGACTTATCAATAAATCTTTTTACTTTATTCCAATTCTCGTAGCTTTTACAAATGCTTAGAACTTGTATTGGTATCATTCACCCACCCCCATGCTTTTTTATTTACTTTATCTACCAAATTTTTAATATCATCATAATCCATATTCTTTATGTCATCTTCTAAAATTAAAAATTTTGTATTCATCACTAAATTTAATTCATCACAAATTGCTGTTGCTTTTTGTGTAGCGTCCCTATCAAGGGCAACACCAACTCTATCATATTGTTTTATCAAATCAATATGTTTTTGTAAAAGGCTTGTTCCAAGTAAAGCTATGCCCGTAGCAAATCGGGATAATGCACATGCACTTGCACAATCTTCAACAATAATTGCTGTTTTGCTTGTACCACAAATAAAAGGATATCTACTTTTACCATAGCGATACCACTTAGGTTTCATACCATTTATAGAACGGCCAACAGCATCAACTATATTTCCATTTTCATCTTTAACTAAAAAAACTGTTCTTGCTAAATTTTTATCATAACGAATGTCAGCTAATCCTAAATTCATAGCGTCATAACTCTTTGATTTCCTTAGATAATTTATACTATCTACATTAAATTTTGCATTTTCCCAATTGGGTGGGACAAAAAACTTTTCTTCTTCTTTTTCTGTAATTATTTTTTCTTTTCTTTTAAAAACTTCTTTTGATAATTTTTCTCTCGATACTCCCCTAGTATTACAATCGGCATGAAAACAATTGTATAAAACATTATTACCATCATGAAAAGCAGAGAAAGTATTCCTATTAAAACATATAGGGCAATCAATTCTAATTGAAGTATTAGGTTTGAGATTAAGTTTTTCAAATAGTTCTTTCATATTACTCCCTTTTTATTTTCTTCTATATAAATTTTTTTTCATGTCAACTAAATTTTTTTATTGACAAGTATTTTTTTATCAATAAAAAGGGGGAACCCCCCACCCCCTATAGGGGAATAGCCGACCAATTATTATAAGGGAGTAAATTATGCAAGATAAAAAATTATTGTTACATGTACCCACGGAAATGAAAAAGTGGGCTGATAAAATGTATGATGCTGAATTTGAAGGTAAAATGCGTAGTTATCATGAATATAGAAGTTTATATTTGCATTATAAAGAGTTAAATGATAGGGGAGTAGAATATGAGCCAACCTTTTGAATGGACTAAAGAAAATTATCAAAAAGCTTTAGAGTTGTCTAAAACAAAAATGACAATGACTGAAATTGGTAAAGTGTTGGGTACTACAAAAAATGCTGTACTAGGTAAACTACACCGAGAAAAAAAGAAAAATGGATATAAAAACAAGCAAAACAAACAGACCCGGGGCCCTAGTCATAACTATTATTTTAAAACAATAGGCACTGGAACTTGTATGCTATGTTATAAAAAGTTTGAGATACAAAGTAAGTTTGATAGGTTTTGTATGTCATGTAAAAAAACTGATTTTTATAGGAGTGGATAATGAAAGAAAGAACTGAATATTACAAAGAGTTAACAATAATGGAACCTCACAAACGAAATTCTCGTGATAAAGATTATATGAGAGGAAAAGCTAACGCATTTTTATTTAGTCTAAATGCTTTAACACTTTCTGATGAAGATAATCCTATTGATTTGTTAAATTATGTAGAAAAATACATTAAGAATGAATTAAAAAAAATAGGTATTGTACCTCATCCGTTACAAAAATTAAATTTTAAAAAATTGGGAGTAAATAATGAAAATAGAAGTTAAAACAGAGGATTGTGTTTATATTACTATCAATGGATATGTTTATTATATTGATGACTCAACCGGGGAAAGGATAATGAAAAAATGGAAAGAAAAGAAGTAAACAAAAGACTATACGAATTAAAAGTAGATGTTCTTGAAACTAGAATTTATCATGTTCATGCAGAAGATGAATCCGAATTAAATGATTTATGGATGAATGGTAAAGCATGTAGAGGTGAACCCGCTAGAATAGATTATGTCAGACAAAGTAAAAGAAATTGGAAAATGATTAAAAATAAAGAGAATGTCAAAACAAATTAAATTACCAAAGTATGTTACTATTGGGGCCTACAAAGTAGAACTTGTTAAAATAGCCCATGAAATAGCATATGAGAGTTCAGATTATCAAGGAAGTTTTGTCAGTAATCCACCCTTAAAAATATTTTTAGATGAAGATATAATTAATAGTGGGGGTATGGACGCGGTTAATTTAATTTTACATGAACTTTGTCATGTTGGTTTTTATCAATACGGAATGAAAGATAAAGATGAAGAGCATATTGTAAATAGTTATGGAAATTTTTTAACAGAGGTGCTAATGAGAAGTGAAATAAAGGAGTGGTTAGTATGGCAGATAAAAAATGCATGAAGTGTGAAAATAAGTTAGCTACCATAAGGTATAAAGATACTAAGTGGTATTGTACTTTATGTTATATAAAATTATTTCATGATGTGGATAACTTTGCAAAAAATTTATTGACAGCAAAAATAAGGAGTTTAAAAGAGATAGTGTTTAGTGAAAGCTAAACGCTTGGGTGGTTGTTCTCGACAACACAAAAAACGGGAAACATGTTTAGGAGTGGGCATGGTAGTTATATCTGTAAGTCCTTTTCCTAACAAACTTAAATTTATGAGAGCAGTAGGTTATTGCTGTAATAAGGATATCGCCCTACTGCTCCTGTAAGTTTAAGAGTTTTGGGTGTATGAGAGTAATACTAGTTACACATACTTAATTTGTGGTTAAAATCAGTTGCGATACTCAACCACAGCCTAAAAATATAAGTAGTAGGTTTTTGCTGTAATAAAGATATCGCCCTACTACTTCATTTTTAATCAGAATAAGTCTGGTTAGGAAAGAAGGACATAATATGTAGTATCGCCGTATTTCATATAATCCTTCTAATATTATGGTAGATATTGTTTTATAAATGGTGTCTACCATAATTAATAAGGGAGAAAATAAAAATGTCAGATAATGATTGGAATTTAATTGACGCGGACTTGTCAAAATATTCAAACACAAAATTTAGAGCGGGTGGTCGGCTATACTTTATAAAGCCCGGCAGAAAAAATGTCAGCGTTTATGAATTGTCAGTAAGAAAAAATGTCAGCCTCAGAATGTCAGCCTTACCTAAATTTTTTATTGATGAAGCCGATAAACTTCAAGAATCTATCTTAAATAAATATCCTAACACATTGAAAAATATATATAAAACTTTTATGTTATTTAAACAAAAAACAAATATTGAAAAAAATATATTAGATACCCTAAAAAAATATAAAAAATAATATTTGATTATTTTATTAATAATGTTTAACTAGCTTTATTAATTTTAAACAAGGGAGTTTTAAAAATGGAATTAATAAAAGGTAGTATACCTCATCACATACAAAAAATTGTAGGTAATCAAGGAATATTTTACATGGAGTTTTTGAAAAAAGACAAAAGACTTCATGTTATAAAAAAATATAATGATGGTTCAGAGTCGCAAATATTAAATCCCGATTATGGTAAAAACACAATTTTACGAAAAGGCAATTTTAGGTTAGGCGTTACAAAATTTTTAAAAGGTAAAAAGCGGACTACTGACCCCAACGCCTATTTAATAGCTTATGACATGAATAAAAAAGGCTATAGAAATATTTTATATAATAATATTCAAAAAATTGTAGCTAATAAAAAAGCATATGAAATAAAAGTGATTGATACAAAACATTTTAGACTTGGTTTAATTAGTGAAGGTAAAAAAAATGATTAAAGGTAATGCAAAACTTCGAGAATATACGACTATTTATCAAAAAAATGTATATACTATAAATTCACTTAAAGATTATGAAAGTTACGGCCATAAATTGCTTAAACAATCTAATAATAAAAAATTAGGAAAAGTTGTTAAAAAGGGCAAGTATAAAGGCCGGGCGCTTATTTCATTGAGTCTAGTTGAACGTGAGATGGGTTGCCCGCGGTCTTGTCATCATTGGGACAGTTGCTATGGTAATAATATGCCATTTGCTCATAGATTTAGAACTGATGATGGTATATTATTCTGTTCAATATTAAAAAATGAAATACTTCATTTACTTAAAAAACATAAAACCGGTATTCATATTCGGTTGCATGTATTAGGCGATTTTTTCAGTAATTATTATATCGATTTTTGGCGGTCTATTTTATTTAATAATGAAAAAGTGAGTATTTATGGATATACAGCGCATAAGCCAACAAGCGAACTGGGTAAACAAATTAAACACGTAATTAATAAAATGAGTTTTGAGCGGTTCGCTATTCGTTTTAGTAATTCTAATGTTAATTTGTCGGCTAATAGCACAGAATATAAACCCCGGGTAATAGGTCAATTAAAGGGCCTTATATGCCCCGAACAAGATAATAAGGTTGATAGTTGCTCAAATTGTGCGCTTTGTTGGAATGATAAGGCGCAACAAATCCTATTTAAAACGCATTAATTACTATGATACAATTTAAACTTAAATTTAGTAAAAATACCCTTTTAAAACATGGGTATAGTTTAAATAATAATATTATTTCATTTACCCTAAATAATGGCCATTTATTAAAATTAGAAATAGATAGTATTAATAATATGGAAGTGAAAAAAATTATTGTAAATAAACAAAGTAATGATAAAAAGGGGGTAGCGCAATAATGCGCTATTTTAAACTTTTAAAAAGGGAGTTTTATTATGACAACTATAATTCATAATGACATTAATAACTTGGATGCTTTTAAACTTGATATAAAAGAAGTTTGGGAGCCTACAATTGAAACTAAATTTGGGCCGGTAAAATTAGAGGGTCAGAAAATATTGTTTGAAAAAAATTCTTTAGCGCCCTTGGGTCGCTCAAGGTCTAAACAATATAAATTAATTGACCCTAAAAAGCTTTTTTCCTCTCACGCTAAAAAACTTATTTCTGATAATAAAATCAATATGAATAATATTGAAGTTCATGATAGTATTTTTGAAGGCGGGAAAAAACAGAAAAGAAGTATTATTTTTAAAGATTATTCTATTAAAGATAACAGCGGGTCAACTGTTTTTATGCGCTCCGATACTTATAACAGCGTTGATATGTCCTGGATGTTTCAAAACCATACTGGAGCATTTAGGGATAGTTGCGCCAATGGTTGCGTTTTTGGGGGTCAACGACTCTATCACACTAAGCAAAAACACACTTTAAATTTAAATATACCTAGTATTTTAAAGCAAGTTTCAGAGACTCTCGAGATTTGGGCTAATAATAAAGATACCATGAAAAAATACATGGATATTAAAATGGATTATAAACAGGTAGCTTTTTTATTATGTGAAACAATTTGTAAAAAAATTAATTCGCTTTCAAAATATGGTATTCAAGAAAAAGTTTCAGTAAATAAAAAATTATTGGAATATTTTTTAAATAAATTTGATGAGCAACAAGGCGCTTTAGGTGATACAGTTTGGAATTTTTACAATTGTCTAACTTATTATTCAAGTCATATAAATGATACATTTACAAGAATTGATGATAGGGGAATTGAAAAAGAAATTAAAATGACTCGCGCCGGTTCTAATGTACATACGGCGCAAGTAAAACGCGAAGAAAAAGTTAGGGATTTATTAAACGATAAACTTTTCATTGCGTTTATTGATGGTAAAGGGCTTAATATTCCTATGGGTTGGAGTATTGAAAAACATATAAATTGAGGGGGTATACATCGAGGAATTTATTTTAATGATTTCAAAATTTATAACTATTTTTATTATAGTAAGTATTTTTTTACTATTATTTTAATCAATGGCCGGGCCCCCAATAAAGGGGGCCTTGTAAATTATGGGAGTTACCAAAAAAATGTTTAAAGAAAATGAAATTATAAAATCGGCTAATTTAACAACTAATATAATACAAGGTTTATTATTACTCATGGAAAAGAAAAACCTTATCACAACTAAGGAAATGGTTGATTTATTGGCGGGTAGCGTGGAGTTAACCGCGCAACAACAAAACCAAGAAAAGGAGCAAGAAAAAGCGGAACTATTAAAAGAATTTGAAGGGGTTAATAAATGGAATTAGTTTTAACAATTTTTATTTTATATTTGGTTTTGTAATTATGGTATTCGATATAATTACATATATGCTTTTAGCTTGTATTGGTGTTTTTATTATAGCCTTTTTTTACAAGTAAGATTTATTTATATAATACCCGGGGCCCCTTTATGGGGCCTTTTTTATTACAGCTGTTAAGTTACGATAATTAAAATTTAAATATTAAATTTATTTTATTTACATTAATTAAAAATTATATTAACTACCCTAATTAGAAAAGGGGGTGTTTTTATTTATGGCTAAAAAAGTACTAAAATACGATATTGCTAATTTAACTAATGACACAAATTACCCGGGTTATATCAGAAATGCGGGATATTTAGAAGGCTTGGCGCATATGTTTGATTATATAAACAATGGTAATACTGTTAATAATGAAATTCTTGTCTATATTACCGATGAGATGACTAGAAAGGGCGCTATTAATTTAAGATATAATGATGATGTTTAATTAATATTTATTTATTTAAGATGGTATAGGGCCCCTTTTGGGGCCTTTTTTGTTTATTTGGTTCGCTATTATGTGGGGGAGTTTAAAGGGGTTTAACCGGGATTTAGGCGGGGTTTTATAGCCGGTTTTATTACTGGTATATTGTGGGTTAAAATGGGTGTTTAGCCCCTTGTTTGGGGGGTTTTAGGGGGTTTTATTGTACGCCCCCGCGCTTAATCTAGCCGGCCCCCTAAACTGTAAACTAGGATTTATTATTGTATGTACCCTAAATAATAGCCCCGGGGCCTTGCCCCTAGTAATAAGGATTAGGGAATATAACCTAAATTATATTATAGGCTATATTTTAGGGTATTTACCCGGGGGAATATGTCATTAATAGGAGGGCACTAGATATAGATAAATATATATAAATATACTAGATATAGTATACTAGGGCCACGGGGGGTGGTACATATGCTTGTATGCCAGTAAGAAAATAAATTAGGAAAATGGGGGTGTAAACTAGATTGGTCGGCTATGCCCCGGTAATCC